TCTGATATGAGTTGTGTTAAATCTCTATCCGCAGAAAAAATTGTCTTTTGTTCGTTTTGTGATATTGAACAATAATAAGCGATTAGATCGTCAGATTCATTCTCTTCAACTTCAATCTGTCTTACATAACACTCTTCAAGATATAGTTTTAATCTTTCTTTTTGTTTATAAAAAGAATCTACCTTATACTCATTATCTCGTTCTCTACGGTTATCTTTGTACTTGGGATATATACGTTTACGAACTGATGAATTATCATCACCATCCCAAAATACAATAACTTTATCGTAATTATCTGATTCTATAAATCTACGGATGGTATTCATAAAGTGGTATACTCCACCAATATGTTCTCCATTATGGAAAAATTCTTTAACCCCGTAAATTCCTATATTAAGTAGATTGTTACCATCTACTAGTAGTGTCTTAACCACACATTAATTTTTAAATTGTTCAACTAAAATTTTGTTACTTTTTTTTAAATTATCTTCAACCCATAGTGGTTGTAGATTTGAATAATGACAAAGTTTATATAATTCTTCTTCCGTTTTTGCGGATGATAAAGGAACTATGTGATCGATGTGCCATTCTTTTCTGTTCTCCCAATTCATACCATCAACAAATTGTTTTTCTAAATGTTCTTTCAATTCTTGGGGGGTACATCCCACAATATCAAAGGTTCTATTCTTTTTCGTAATATTAAGTGTTTTAAGGTATTTCCTCAGTCTACCTCTCATTCTATTGATTAAATTGTAAATTACATCATTTTCACTTCTCTCTTTTCTTTGTTCTCTTTTTCTAGGTTTGTAATTTTCACGATATTCTTTTCTTTTTTCAGGATTTTTTAACAAAAAATCTCTATGCATTTGTCTGACTTTGTCAGGATTATTTAACCTATATCTTTTGTGTCTATTATATACCCATTCAGGATTTTTTTTAGTCCAATTTCTTGTTAATTCTAAAATTTTTTCAGGATTATTTTTACGATATTCTGAAGATCTTTTATTATTACAATCTTTACAAGAATATAATAAACCATCTTTTGATGTTTTTAATTTTCCAAATTCACAAACATTTTTTTCTTCTTTACATTTAGTACAAACTTTTGTCTCCATTTTTTATATACTCTTTCAATAGTTTATTAACTAAGGAAGAAAGGTTGATGGATTTATTTTTGAAATAAAGAGGTAAGTCAGGATCTATTGACACGCCAACCTTAACTTTTTTTTCAGTTTCTTGGATTTTTTTTCTTCCCATACTAATAAATATCTATGAAATAATAAAAAGTAGAATTATTATAACTTTTTTTATTCTTCGTATTTTTCTTCTTTCAAGTCAAAATCACCCTCAACACCCAAAACATTTTTCCAATATTCTGAATATTCTTTTTTGTATTTTTCTATTGAAGATTTTTCTTCGGTTGAATCTTTACCTGAAATAAACCCATGTGGTGTCACAATAATTTTACCATCATCGTATCCTAATCCGTTGATGTGGTTTTTCAAAACAGATATTTTTGTTCTTGACGCAAATTTAACACTTCTTTTGTCTTTTGTTGCAGTAATTTTTGTAGTTCCAGCCCCTTTTTGATTACCAAATAAAAATACTAATGAAGAATTTAACCAAATAGCCTCTCCTCCCTTTGCTTTGATTCGAGGTTGTGAGAAGGGGTTCTCAGGCAATTCTGTCCAAGGTTGGTTAACAATAACTAATGTATTTTCATGTTTTGATTCAGATTTTCTACTACCTGAAATTCTTTGGTTTATACCCATCCCTATTTTATCAGCCAAAACACCAGCGTTGTGTTGGCGTCCACCCTTTCCATCAAACGTCATTTTGCATGGTACTGATCCAACAGAATCCCAAAGGAAACATAAACTATAATCTAATTCACCTTTTTCTTGTGCATCTAACAACTCATTAATATAATCTGTAATCTGTTCAATATAGTCGAAACTATTATTGAATATGTAAAACCCATCCCAATCAACTTCACCTGTTTCCTGATCAACAACTTCTTCACACTGAAACCCCATTAATTTAGCATGTTCAAAACTCCACTTTTGTTCTGTGATAATAAACACAGGTAGTATTCCTTTCTTTTGAGCATCCGAAGCGGTTTTTACTAATGCTGTTGTTTTACCAGTATCAGAAAACCCTAAGAACATATTTATATGTCCAATAGATGGTCCTGGTATTCCCACAGCATCTAAGAACTCTCCACCCAAATCAAAAAATCTTTGTGGTTTGTATTTTGCCGATGTTGAGAATTTATCTTTAATTGATTTAAAATCTTGTTTTTTAATTCCTGCCATAATTTGTTTTTCAATAAATATAATAAAAAAAGAGGGGTAAATCTACCCCTCCCATTAGGAAAATACTAAATTTAAAATGGTAAATCTTCGTCTGGGTCCATGCCTGATTGTGGATCGTTATATGTTCCCTTACTACCACCCATCGACATAGTCGCCTCATCACCATAAACATATTTACCTGTAACTGTATCCCAACGAGGAACTTCTCCACGAGCAATTGCTTCAAGATAATCCGTTGGTTTTTTAGAATACACATCTTCCCAAGTTAATTCATCGTTAACCCAAGATTTTGACTTTTCAGCATCTGTTGATACAGGACTTGGGTCGTCGTGCATAACTGTTTGAATGATTGTATACTCTTTACCATTTGGAGTTCTTGCTTTCGCTAACTCAATGATTAAATCACGTCCTGTTTCAGGATCTGTAATATCACCTTTAGCTCTGAAGATAGGAATGATTTTGTCTAATACACCTTCGTTTTTGTAATTGTGTTTGAATCTCCAAAACTTAACTCCGTCAGCTTCGTTATCACGGTCAACAACCTTTAAGATATAGAATTTACGAGGTTTATATTGTTTTGCCAATTCTTTGTCGCTTTCTTTACCTGTTGACATAAGTTCTTCATAAACTTCTGATAACGGAGAACGCTCGTTGTCGTTTTTACCTGGATCGAAAAACTTCGTCCACTTTCCGTCCACTTGTACTTCGTGGAACCATACTTCTTTAAAAGGAGAACTTCCATCTGAAGTTGGTAAAATACGGATTCTTTTTTGTGCGGATGATTGATTTTGTGGGAGGATTGCCGCGAAATACTTTTTCAATCTCTCGTCTTGACTCATTCTATTTGATGAGCCTGTTTGTTTTGAACTTTCATACTGTGCCAGAATTGCATCTAATGATTTTGTCGCCATAATGTTATAGAATTTTAATGTTTAGTTGTATAAATATAAGTTGTGTCAGTGGTATTGTCAAATAATGTGGGGGATGTTTTTTAACAATCCCCTATATTATATTATTTCATTGCTAATTGTTCAGGATCAAAATCTCTAAAAGTTCTTGATATGTCTAAAGGAGAATATTCTTCAACATCATCAGTTGTTAAAACATATTCATTTTTTCCTGATTTTTCCATATCTTGTTCTTTATCAACAAAGAAATCTGATAGTTTTTGGTTGTAAGGACCTGAGTCCAAACTTCTTAACTCTAATTTTTCTTGCGGAGTTTTTTCTCTGTATTTTTCAATTTTTTGTTCAAGAGAATTTAATTGATTAACAATTTTATCCATTTCCGATAATTTTGTTTCTAAGTTTTCCAAATGTGAAAATAAGTTTTGGAAATATTCATCTTGTTTTGTTTCAATATTTTTTTGTGAATTAACCAAATCAGTAATGTCTAATTCTTCAGAACCTGATTCACTAGTCGATTCTTCTGATTTTCCTGAATCATCAATTTTTTCAACATCAGGATCTGATGTAGTATCAACAGGAGTTGTGTCTCCACCAGGTGCTGCCGGTGGTGTTGCACCTCCAATTGGTGGTGTAGATCCCGAATCAGTTGGTGGCACCCCTGCGTCAGCTGGCGGTGCGTCTAAAGGTTCTTCTCCCGGTAAAGCTTGTTCAACAACATATTTATTAATATTATTATATCGTTGTATCTCAGCAATAATTTTATCGTCTATTTTCATATTATTAACCATTTAATAATTGTTTAACACCTGTTGGTGTTTCAACTTGTATTTTTTTATGAGTGTTTTTTGTATTAT